AGGCGATTTCTCTCCCCGAGGTTTTTTTCCAAGCCGGACCGATGAAAGCGGGTGGTTTTGATGACTGTCAAGCGTCCCCTGCGTGCTGTTTCAGCGGATGAAAAGCCCCCCGCGCCGAAGTCGGTTACTGAGGCTGCTAAGAGTGGCACTACCCGCGAACTGTTGTCTGCTATGCGGGGCCGGATTGCTGAGGCTGTTGAGGATCCTATGACTCCGGCGCGTGACCTTGCTGCTTTGACGAAGAGATTGGTTGAGGTGGTGCGGGACATCGAGGCGATTGACGCCCGTACTGAGGAAGCGGAGTCTCATGCCACGGTCGAAGACGGAAAGTTCGACGCCACGGCTGTCTGAGGCTGCCCGTGAGCTGGTGATTCCTGAGGGGATTGTGACGACTGCTTGGCCGCGGATTGTGGCGAAGTGCGCTGAGATGGGCGTTTCGTTCGATTCCTGGCAGCACGGCATCGGCTCTATTGCCTTGGGGAAGCGGAAGTCTGGGAAGTACGCGGCGACTGTCGGCGGAATTGTGATGTCGATTCCCCGTCAGGTTGGTAAGACGTTCCTGGTGGGCATGATCATGATTGCTTTGTGCGTCATATATCCGGGCTTCACGGCTTTGTGGACTGCGCACCGCACGAGGACGGCGTCTATGACGTTCGCTTCGATGCAGGCGATGGTGAAGAAGAAGAAGATTTGGCCGCATATTGATGCGATCCGCACGTCTAACGGCGAGCAGGAGATTCGTTTCAAGAACGGTTCTATCATCATGTTCGGCGCTCGTGAGCAGGGTTTTGGTCGCGGCTTCGACAAGGTTGATGCCGAGATTTTCGATGAGGCTCAGATCCTCAGCGAGAAGGCGCTAGAAGATATGGTGCCCGCTGCTAACCAGTCCACGCAGGAGGCCGGCGCACTGCTGTTCTTCATGGGAACGCCGCCGCGCCCTGCTGACCCTGGCGAGGAGTTCTCTAACCGACGCTCTAAGGCCCTTTCGGGCAAGGCGAAGAACATTGTCTACGTCGAGTTTGCCGCGGATCCTCAGGCTGACCCTGATGACCGTGAGCAGTGGGCGAAGGCTAACCCGTCGTTCCCGCATCGTACGCCTGTCGAGTCGATAGAGCGCATGCGGGAGAACTTGACGGACGATGATTCGTTCAAACGTGAGGCTCTGGGCATCTGGGATGCCGAGGATTCGGCCCGCGTCATTGATGAGGTTTCGTGGAATCTGGCAGCGGATCCGGCATCTATGGCTATTGACCGCCTTTCGCTTGCTATTGACGTTCCGCCTAACCGCTCGATTGCGTCCGTAGCTTTGTCGGGTCAGCGTGCGGATGGGCGCTGGCATGTGGAGCTTGACGACAGTCGTAAGGGCGTTGATTGGGTTATCCCGTGGGTTGTTTCGCGGGCCTCTAAGAACCGCTTGCACGCAGTTGTCGTGGACGAGATGTCGGGCCTTGTGGAGCGCCGGCGCGACCGTAACTATCTGATCGGCACGGACATCGTTGTGACCCTGGCTGCTGCTGAAGGTAGGGATATGGCTATCGCTTGTGCGAAGTATTACGACGGCATCATTGACCGTTCGGTTCTCCATACGGATCAGCCGCAGGTAAACGTGGCGTTGTCCTTGGCTCGGAAGCGTCCGCTTGCGGGCGGCTGGGCTTGGAACCGTAAAGATGCAGCATCCGATATTACGCCTGTTGTGGCGGAAACTCTTGCCCTTTGGGGCGCTCAAAACGATAACGTGCATCGTCCTTCGCGGCGTGCTGGATCTAGGACGGCGGTGGTTCTATGACTTTCGAGAAGCTGTCTGTTCCTGGGCTTAGCGATGATGAGTTGGCGACCCTGAACCGGTGCGCTGAGGAGTTGGCTAACAAGTCTCGGCGGAACCTTTTGCGCTCGTCTTACTATGACGGGAAGCGGGCCGCGCAGCAGGTCGGCAGTGTCATTCCGCCGCAGTACGCGAATATCGGGCTTGCGCTCGGCTGGGCGGCTAAGGGCGTCGATGGTTTGGCGCGGCGCTGCAACTTGGAGAAGATGATTTGGGCTGGCGGCGATCTTGAGTCGCTGGGCATGTCCGAGCTTGAGGAAGGCAACTTCCTACTCTCGGAGATCTCGCAGGGCCGCACTGATTCGCTGCTTCATGGCGTCTCGTACCTGATTACGACTAAGGGCGACGAGTCCGCGGGCGAGCCGGCGGCTCTAGTGCACGCTAAAGACGCTCTGAACGCGTATGGCGAGTGGAACACCCGCCGCCGGTCGCTGGATAACCTCCTGTCAGTTACGTCCCGCGAGGACGGCAAGATCACTGGCTTCGTCCTGTACTTGGATGGCCTGACGATCAGCGCTGACAAGGTGGATGGCGAGTGGCGGGTGTCGCATTCAGAACACCCCTGGGGCGTCCCTGCCGAGCCGCTGGTGTACCGTCCGCGTGGTTCCCGCCGGATGGGTCGTTCTCGGATTACGCGGCCTGTAATGAGCCATCAGGACTCAGCGCTGCGTGCGCTGGTTCGGCTTGAGGGTCACATGGACATCTACACGATTCCTAAGCTGATCCTCCTAGGCGCCGACGAGGGTATCTTCAAGAACGCGGACGGTTCCACGAAGGCGTCTTGGCAGATTGCTCTTGGGCGCACGTTTGGCATCCCTGACGACGAAGAAGCGGTTACGCCTCGCGCTGATGTGAAGCAGTTCGATGCTCAGTCGCCCGATTCTCACCTGGCGCAGTTGAATGCGCTGGCTAAGTTGATGGCGCGGGAAACGGACCTGCCTGACTCTGACTTTGCGCTGACTGACATGGCTAACCCGACGAGCGCTGATTCTTATTCGGCGTCTCGGGAGAACCTGATTTCTGAGGCTGAGGGCACGATGGATGACTGGTCGGTGCCGATTCGGCGCACGGTCAACCGGGCCCTGGCAATTCAGAATGGCCTCACGGAAGTACCTGAAGCGTGGGGCTCCATTGAGACTAAGTGGCGCTCTCCGATCTACCTCTCCAAGGCGGCTGCGGCTGATGCTGGCGCTAAGCAGATCAGCGTTGTTCCGTGGCTTGCTGAGACTGAGGTCGGGCTGGAGCTGCTGGGCTTGGATGAGCAGCAGATTCGGCGGGCGATGGCGGATAAGCGTCGGGCTGCTGGGCGCGCTGTTGTCGCGGCCCTGACTCCCACGCCCCCGGCAAATGCTAACGGCGGGTGAGTCTAAGGCGGCGTTGCAACTTGTAACCGCCGCCGCAGTGAATGCGGTCACGTCTCTACTCGGCAGGACTTCGGGAACTCCCGAGCAACGCCGCGCCTTGCTGCTCGATGGCGTCCCTGAGGTTGTCGCTTACTACTCGGCAGGGTCTTCCGCGCTGGCGGCTGACTTCTATGACGATGAGCGGGAACGCGCCGCGCCTCCGAGGCTGTATCTCGCTGAGCCAATAGTCATCGACCGCACGGAGAAGATCCGCCGGGCTGTCGCTTGGGCTTCTGACCCGCTGTTCGCTGGTGATCCTGGGGCTACGGCGGCGAGGCTCGCTGACGTTGTGCAGTTGGAGTCGGCGCGTCCGTTCCGTGACACGGTGCTGACGAACCGGCGGCGGGATCCTTCCGCGGTCGGTTGGCGGCGGGTGACTAATGGCGGTTGCAAGCTTTGCGTGATGCTCGCCTCTAGGGGCGCCGTCTACCTGGACAGCACGGCTCGGTTTGCTACCCATACGAACTGCAAGTGCACTGCACAGCCGGTGTTTTCGTCTAACGATTACGGCGACGAGGCAAACGCTATGCAGTATGTGGCGAGCCGCAAACGCAGGACGCCGGAGCAGCAAGCGAACCTCCGCGAGTACCTGAACACTAACTTTTCAGACTTCCCCGGATAACCGGGGGCAGCGCTACGGTCGCGCTTCAAGACCGGTCTAATGTCCGACGGGACGGAAACGGGGCAATCCGATGAGTAACGAAACCACGAACGCCGAGCAGCAGGCCGCACCGGAAGGCGCGCAGGAAACTGAGCAGCCGTCGCCGGGGCAGTCGTTCACGCAGGCTGACGTTGACCGCATCGTTCGCGAGCGGCTGGCGCAGCAGGCAAAGAACAAGTTCGGCGACTACGACGATCTGCGTTCCAAGGCTGGCGAAACCCAGAGCCTGGAGCAGCGAGTCAAGGAAATGGAAACCAGGGCGCAGCAGGCCGAAGCCGTGGCGCTTCGGTCCAGTGTGGCGGCTGAGTTTGGTATCAGCACGAAGAAGGGCCCGAAAGGCGAGCCGTCTGACGCTGACCTGTTCCTCACCGGAGCGGACCTCGACACCCTCACCGCGCAGGCGCAACGCCTTGCGGGCCGGGTAGAAGACCGCAAGAAGCAAGGCAACTTCGCCCCGAAGGAAGGCCAGTCCCCGAGCACCTCGGGTGATGGCGCAGACCTTCGGGAATTCACCAAGAAACTTTTCAACAAGGAATAGGAGGCCCTCGTGGCCGCTCTTACCACTGGTTCACTGACCATCCCCACTCAGCTCCTCGACCCGTGGGTAAACAACATCCACAAGGGCTCGACCATCTCCCAGCTCTCGGGCGCAACCCCGATGAAGTTCGGCAAGGGCGAGGCGTTCGTTTTCGATTCCGGCGAAGCTGAGTACGTCGGCGAAGGCGCGAACAAGTCCTCGAACGACATCACGAAGACGACCCAGACGGTCGAGAACTTCAAGTTCCAGAAGACCATCCGGTTCACGGAAGAAGTCAAGTGGGCCGACGAGGATCACCAGCTCGGAGTTATCCAGCAGATCCTCGACCAGATCCAGCCGGCGCTTTCCCGCGCACTGGACTACGGCGTCATTCACGGCATCAACCCGAAGACCGGCGCCGTGGTTGCCGGGATGACTCAGAAGCTGACGGCGGCTACTACGTCGGTTGAGCTTGCCGCTGCCGATGCGCCTTACGTGTCCGTCGATGCGGCTGTCGCTGCACTGCTGGCCGCGGATGGCGTCCCGAACGGTATTGCCATCGACCCGAAGTTCGCCGCGAAAATCTCCGGTCAGCGCATCACCACTACCGGCCAGAAGCTCTACCCGGACTTCACTTTCGCCAACGAAACCTCCGTCTTCGAGTCCCTGCGTGCAGCGACTTCCAAGACGGTCGGCGCTACTGGCGTACTGGCCGTTGACACGAAGCTCCGCGCCATCGTGGGCGACTTCACCGCTGTCCGCTGGGGTGTGCAGAAGGCTATCGGCCTGGAGCTCATCGAGTTCGGCGACCCGGACGGCAACGGCGACCTCAAGCGCAACAACCAGATCGCTTTCCGCGCTGAGGTTGTTTACGGCTGGGGCATCGCTGAGGTCAACCGCAACTTCGCCAAGATCGTTGACCTGGTCTAATGCCGCGCCTGCGTAACGAGTTGACCGGCGCTGTTATGTCTGTCGAGGATTCCACCGCCGCCCTTCTGGGTAGCGAGTGGGTCGCGGCTGATAAGGCTGACGAGAAGCCCGCAGCGCGCCGCAAAGCTTCGGCTTCTGCGGATTCCAAAACCAGCGAATAGTAGAAGGGGGCGGTCATGTCTGTGACGCCAAATATGATTGCGGTTGCTCTTGGGCAGACCGCCCCCGAGCCGGACTCGGTAACTGACGAGCAGTGGAAGTTGTGGATCGGTGATGCAGAAATGCTCATCGAAGCGCGGCGGGTCTTGCTCGGCGCCGAGGTGCCGGATGGGGCGCGGCTGGATTACGTTGTTCGCGAGGCTGTGGCGGCGCACATCAAGCGCCCTGATGACGCAACGCAGGTAACTGTAGCCGTCGATGACGGGTCTTCTTCTCGGTCTTACAAGTCTGGGAAGGGTCGCGTCACGATCTTGGATGAGTGGTGGGCGCTGCTGGGGCTGGTTGAGACTAGCGGCGCGTTCTCGGTGGACATGGTCGGTCCCCGCTCAGGCGCTCATCTTCCCTGGTGTTCGCTGATGCTCGGCGCGACTTACTGCTCTTGCGGCGTGGACATCGCCGGCGTTCCGATCTATGAGGGCGGCGACCTGTGACCTTCGCTGATGACGTGATTGGCGTCCTGCCATTCCTGCGGGCTCAAGCCGAGTCGCTAATGATCGACACCTGCACCGTAACCCGCCCCGGCGACCCGGTAACGGATCCTGAGACGGGCAACGTAACCCCCGGCTCGACGCCGGTCTACAGCGGCCCGTGCAAGGTGCAGCAAACCATTTCGCAGGCGTCGAATCCGAACGCGGGCGGGCATGCGTTTACGGTGCAGGATTCGCGGGTTGATTTCCCGGTTGCGGCTGGTCCGTTGATGGTGGATGACGTTGTGACTGTCACGGCCTCGGTTCTGGATCCGCAGCTTGCTGGCTCAACGTACCGGGTTGTCGAGTTGTTCCATAAGTCGATGGCTACGGCGCAGCGTACTCGGGTTGAGCAGGTTACGGAGTGAGCGCGGACGCGTCGGAGCTTGATGGTTTGGCGCGGGCGTTTCGTGCGATTCCGGCGGCGATGGTTCCGAAGATGCGCGGCGTTGTTGCTAGGTCTGCGCTGAACACGAAGAACGCGATGCGCAAGGATGCTCAATCCTCACGCCACTTCAAGCAGTTGGCGCCGAAGATCAGCTATGACCTGAAGGTGCACGCATTCGGTGGTGATGGCGTGATTGAGGCGGAGATTGGCCCCACCCCGGGCGGCTCGGGCTCCCTCGCTGGCATCGCCTACTACGGCACGTCTCGCCCTGGTGGCGGGACGGTTCGCAACCCGGAGGACGCGATGCTCGAGGAAGCCCCGAACTTTTACGAGTATGCGTTCAAGGCTACGGAGGGTCTGCTGTGATCAAGGAGCATTACGACGCGGTGAAGGCGCTCATGCCTGCGGGCTTGACGGTTTATCGCGGCTCGGTTCCGAGCACTCCTACTTACCCTTACGCGGTGTTGTGGGGCGATCTTGGCGAGGAGTCTTCCGGCGGTCCTGACGGTGACAGCCTGGAAGACGTGCCAGATGTCCTGTCGTTGCGCCCGCGGGTGACGTATGCGGGCCTGACGTTTGATTCGGTGCTGATTGTCGCTAGGAACGTGCGTGCGGCCCTGAATCGTAAGACTCCCGTGGTTGCCGGTTGGCGTCCGGGGAAGCTGCGACAGTCGCCCCTGATGGACGTTCAGACGGACACGAGCGTTACCCTCACTGGCGGCGCTAACCCGGTGTTCGCGGTTGACGAGTTCGCTCTCGTCTCTACCAAACTTTGACCGAAAGGCTGCTCATGACTGAGTTCATTGACGCTTACTCGAAGACGACCGGGGCTAAGCAGGTGGTTCCGGCTTCTTGGCTGGAGCGGACTGATGCCCCGTTCAACGACCTTGCTAAGACTCCCCGGCAGAAGTCGCGGGAAACCCCAAAGCCGGCCTCGCCGGAAACGAAGGAGGCCAACTGATGGCTCGCGTTCTTGCCGACGGCAAAACAAAATTCACCATTCTCACCACGAAGCCCGCGAACCCGGCAGCCCCCACGGCTACCGAGCTGAATGCCGGCATCGACCTGTCCTGCGACATCCTGTCGAGCGACTTCACCTGGGGCGCGACGGATTCGGACAAGGTTGCTGAGAAAGCCCTGTGCGATGAGGGCAACGCCAACGCTATTGGCGCGTCGAACTATGCTGGCGGGTTCACTCTCTGGCGCAAGTTCGCAACGGGCGGCGGGTTCGATGAGGCTGGCGAAACCGGCTTCGCTGCGGTCAAGGAGAAGGGCACCACGCTCTACGGTTACGCCCGTCAGAGTGACAAGGACGCGACCGACACTTGGGCCGCGGCTGACGAGATCTACCTCGGCGGCGAGTTCATCACGGACACCCCGCAGCGCACTGACGGTTCCGGCTTCATCAAGTACCGGGTGCCGGTTGAGGTCCAGCGCGGCTACCCCTTCATTGAGGTTGCTGCCGGCGCCTAGTTAGACCAGTTGGCGGCGCGTGATTAGGCTCCGCGCCGCCAACTCTCACTTTCCAGAGCCTATCCCACCGCGAAATGGAGCCTAAACCATGAGTGCAACACCCCAGGATTTTGATTTTGATAAGTGGCTTGATGATGCGGAGCGCCCTGAGCGGGCTGTGACTGTGTATCAGAAGGCGGGCCTGATCGCTGAGCTTGACCGGCTCGAGGCGCAGATCACGAACGCTGACGAGGATGAGGTTGACGGCCCGTCCATGGGTGGCGGCGTTGGCAAGCTTCACGCCGAGTACGCGAAGGTCGCTAAGCAGTTCCACGATTCGGCGCTGACTGTCACGGTTGGCGGGCGCAGCGATGATGAGAAGCGCGAGTTTGCCGCGGCGAACCTTGACGTGAAGCCGGAGGATATGGGCTATGCGATCTTGGCGGACGCGATCAGTTCCCCGAAGGTGACGCCGGCGCAGTTGAAGCGGTTTGAGAAGAAGGTTGGCCCGGCACAGTTCGGGCTCATTCTCGCCGGCTTCAAGAACGCTTCCGAGGAACTGCCTTCTGTGAGCGCCGATTTTTTGCCGAAGCCCTCTTCACGGGGCGATGGTGGCGAGTCCTAGCAGCCCTTAAGACTGCCGAGCGATTCCAGCGCCCGCCGTCCTCGTATCTTGGGCCGTTGCCTGAGCGCAAGGACAGGCTGCTGGAGTTCGCCTACACGCTCTACATCGAGGGCTTGTGTGATTGCGGGCGCCCCAAGTTTGAGTGCCGCAACGAGGCTAACGCGGGCCTGTATGAAGTCTCCGACGTTACGTGCCATGCGCAGGCGGCGGTTGAGGAACATACGGGGCAAAAGAGTTTCAAGCCCGAACCGGGCCAGCGTTTCTACGCGACCGAGATTGACGAAGACCTGATAACCCGCAGGTCACTCTAACCCCTGGAGGAACTGTGGCGGATCGCCGTGTCAAGGTCGTATTTTCGGCTGAGATCCAGAACTACAAGGCCGCCATGGAAGCCGCTGCCAAGTCCACCGAGAAGGTCAAGAAGGCTTCGGAGGATGCGGGTACAGCGCAGGAGCAGGCTGGTAAGAAGTCTACGAACGCTTCTAAGGAAGCTGCTGTTGCGGCGAAACTGGCCGCGAAAGCCGCAGCTGAGGCGGCTAAGGCTGAGGCGGAAGCTGCGAAGAAGCGTGCTGATTCCCTCCAGGAAGTGGGGCAGGCTGCCGCTATTGGCGGCGCCGCTTTACTGGCTGGTGTCGCGCTGGCGACTAAGGGCTACGCGGATTTCGACAAGCAGATGTCTTCGGTTGACGCAGCTACTCATGAGACTTCCGGGAACATGCAGCTTTTGCGTGACGCGGCGGTCAAGGCCGGTGCTGACACGGCGTTCTCCGCTTCGGAGGCCGCGCAGGGTATCGAGGAGATGGCTAAGGCTGGCGTGTCCACTAAGGACATTCTGGGCGGCGGCCTGACTGGCGCGCTGTCTCTGGCGGCTGCTGGCTCGCTTGGCGTTGGTGATGCTGCTGAGATTGCGGCGTCTGCCATGACGCAGTTCAAGCTTTCTGGCGACAAGCTACCCCATGTTGCCGACCTTTTGGCGGCTGGTGCGGGTAAGGCGCAGGGTTCGGTCGCTGACATGGGCGCGGCACTGAACCAGACTGGCCTTGTTGCCGCGTCTACGGGCCTGAGCATTGAGGAAACCACGGGCGGACTTGCGGCGTTCGCGTCGGCAGGCCTGACCGGCTCCGATGCTGGAACGTCGTTCAAGTCGATGTTGCAACGCCTCACCCCGCAGTCGCTCGAGGCTAAGAACAAGATGGCCGAGTTGGGCATCTCCGCCTATGACGCTCAGGGTAACTTCATTGGCTTGTCTAAGTTCTCCGAGAACCTGAAGCAGTCGATGAAGGATCTGACTCCCGAGGCGCGTAACGCGGCAATGGGTGTCATCTTCGGCTCTGACGCCGTCCGTGCCGCGAATGTCCTGTACGAGCAGGGCGGCGAGGGCATTGAGGAGTGGACTGGCAAGGTTAACGATGCGGGTTACGCGGCTGATACCGCGGCCCGGATGCAGAACAATCTTGCTGGCGATCTGGAGAAGCTGGGGGGATCGTTTGATACGGCCCTGATTCAGTCCGGATCCGGCGCTAACGATGTTCTCCGCGGGCTCGTGCAGGGTCTCGAGGGTTTGGTTGACGCGGTCGGCAAGGTTCCGGGTCCGGTCCTCGGCGTTGCGACTGGCTTGACGGCGGTTGTCGGTGGGGCTGGCCTGCTCGCTGGCGGGCTCATAACTGTCATTCCGAAGATCCAGGCGACCCGTGAGGCGATGGACCTCCTCGCCCCGGCTGGCTCGCGTGCTAACGCTGCGCTTTCCCGTACGGGGAAGATTGCTGCCGGCGCGGCTACCGGCCTGGCTGCCGTGGCTGCGGCCTCAGTGATTGCGAAGCCCGCTCTCGATAACATCCTGAAGCCGACCGGGGAAACCGGGGACGCGCTGGAGGCGTTTGGCGGGCAGGCGGCTATGGGCGCTGTCGGCGCTGACACCCTCAATAAGTCTTTCCAGGATCTTGTGCAGCACAAGGACGGAGTCGGCGACTTCCAAGCCGCCATCGAGGGCATCGCGGATCCAGGACTGATGGGGAACATTGACAACATTGTTGTCGGCGGCATCAAGATTCTCTCCTTGGGCATGGCTGACGTAACGTCAACGTCTGACAAGGCGCGGGAGCGCATGAAGGCCTTCGGCGATCAGCTTGCGTCACTCGATGCCGCCAAGGCTGCGAAGTCGTTTCAGGACATGGCTGCCGCGACGAACGGGTCAGACGAGCAGCTAAAGCAGCTCCTCGACCTGATGCCAGGCTACCGGGCGAAGCTTGAGGAGCAGGCCAAAGCGTCCGGGCTGGCGACGGACGATCAGACTCTCCTCGATATTGCCATGGGCAAGGTCAAGGGCTCCACTGAGAGCGCCGCGACCGCAACGGAGAACTACACCACGAAGGCCGGGAACGCGGCCCCGATCACCGAGGAAATGGCAAAGCAGCTCGAAGAAGTTGGCCTTAGTGCCGAGGGTGCAGTGACTGACGTTGACGCGTTCGCTAAGTCTCTGTTCGCCGCCGGGCTGTTGTCGCTGTCTGCATCTGACGCGTCTATCGCGTATCAGGATGCTATCGACAAGATAACCGAGTCCGTCAAGACAAACGGCAAGACGCTCGACGTCAACACCGAGAAGGGGCGGGCCAACCAGTCCGCCTTCAACGGGCTCGCGCAGGCCGCGATGACGACCGTGGAAGCTCACGCGAAGGAGACCCTGGCATCCAAGGGGTCTGCTGAGGCGCAGAAGGAGTTGCAGGCTGGTCTCGGTCAGAGCTACAAGGATCTGATCACAGCGGCGGGCCAGCTCGACATAACCGGTGACGCGGCGGACACGATGGCGCGCAAGGCTCTAGGCATCCCGAAGAACGTCAACATTGATGCTTGGATCGCAGACCATGCAACAACAACCCTCGATGGCATCAAGGGCAAGGCTGATGGTCTGGATGGCAAGAAGGTCTACATCGGCATCTACACGACGGAGTATTTCGACCGCGTCGACAAGAGGTCGGCCCCGACTGTCGTGGACCCGAACAAGCTTGGCGGCCACTACGCTACTGGCGGGCGCCTGCCTGCCTTCGCGGACGGTGGGCAGCTGCCTACGTCCGGGCCTGGCACTGGCATGACTGACGGGTTCCTTGGCATCTCGAGCGCTGGCGTTCCGTTGGCGCGTGTTGATGCTGGTGAGTGGATCATCAATGGTCGCAGCTCGAGCACGTATAACCGGGAGCTTGCGGCGATCAACGCTGGCACGTTCCCGAAACTGCCAGGGTATGCGAATGGTGGGCGTGAGTATTCGGCGCAGTCTTCTGCGATGCGAGCCTCAGCGCCCGGCACGACTATCAACCTGAATCAGCACATCAACGGCACCACAGCACCGCGTGAGGTCGCTGATGAGGCTATGGGCATGATCCGTTGGGAACTACAGAAGCAGGGTGTCAGTCTTGGCAAGTGAACTGATTACGTGGGCGGGCCGAACGCTTTCCGGTTCTGACCGGTTCGGCGATTGGGTCACGCAGGCTGACAAGTTTGATGGCTGGTGGGATTCGCCGGACCCTAAGGGTGAGACGGTTGATAGGCCGAACGCTGACGGTGATTATGATCTGCCTGTTTATAACCAGGCGCGCCTGATCACTATCGGCGGGAACCTTCATGCCAAGAGCCACGAACAGCTTCACGAGGCGGGGACGTTTTTGACGGGTCCGATGCGCGGGCGTTTCACGGTTGCGGGGCATGGGTCCACTCAGTGGGCTGACGCTGTCCGTAATAGCGGGGTCAAATTCACACCGGTTACTGACACGCTCGCCCAGTGGCAGGTTCGGCTGAAGTGCCCTGACCCGAGGAAGTACGGCGATTCGCGGACCGTCCCTTTGGTGACTGGCTCCTATGTGGACTTGTTTCACCGCGGCAATTACAACGCCTCGGCAACGGTGAGCGTCACGGGTAACGCTCCGGGCGGGTACACGATCCGCGAACCTGGCGGCGTCTATTACGAGGTCACCGGCTCACTGAGCCCCGGCGAGACGCACACCATCGATTTCCGCACGGGCATTTTCCGCATCAACGGTTATATCGTCGCGGGGGAAACCGGCGTAAGCGATATCTGGTACATCGAGCCGGGCATGAACAAGCCGATGAAGATCACCAGTTCAGGCACGGTCAACGCGACGGCGACCGTAGTAGACACCTACATCTAGGAGGCCCTTATGGCGTGGAATGTGTGGCTGGTTGACACAACCACCGGGGCTAACCGGATCAAGGTGTTCCCACAGTCGAATTCGTGGAAGCGTGTCATCAACGCCGGCGGCTCGGGGCAGACGGTCTTCAATATCAGGGACCTTGCCACGGCGCAGGTCATCAACTGGAACAGCACCCGCCCGCTCCAGAAGACAATCGTCGTTGACTGGGACAAGACGGTTGTGTACGCGGGGATCATTTGGGGTCGGACGTACAATCGCCGATCCGGCACGCTGACCGTGACGCACGCGGATCCGTGGAAGCTGATGACCAAGCGGCACGTCCTAGCCTCGAACGGGGACGGCTTTCAGCAGCAGACCGTGACGTGGTCGGGGCTGTCTTTGGCTACCTTGGCTAAGCGGGTGATGCAGCAGTGCTTCGACCCTGCCAGTGACCGGTACAAGCTGCCGTTCACTTACGCAGCTGATGTTGCCGGCACACAGTCCCGGACGTACAAGGGTTATGAGGCTACGACAGCGGCGGACGCTATTCACGATCTGATGACCACTGACGGCGGGCCGGACATTGACATTCGGCCCTACTGGACGTTGGATCACGAACTCAGGTATGACTTCCGCGCCGGGAACCTGAACACGAAGACGAATGAACTTTACGTCACGGGTTCGGGTGCCGGCGTGTTCGACCTTGACTTTGAGGACAGTGCCGACGATCTGGCGAACATTGCGTTCGCGCTCGGGCAGGGTTCTGAGAAGGACGTGAAGGCCCGCGTGATGTTCGGCGGGGACACGTCCTACCCCGTTGTTGAGTCGGTCCTGAACCTGTCCGGCGAGGCAAGCCTGGCGAAACTGGACTCCGCCCTGTTCGAGCACGTCACCGTGTACGGGCAGCTCGCCACGCAGATGACATTCGACATCGACGCGGACAGCACCGCGTCGGGCGTGGGCGTGGCAACGCTGATGATTGGCGGCAAGGCTGACCTGTACTACCAAGGCGACATTTGGGTTGCGCCGGGCCGGCACGGGGACCGCGTTATCGAGTTCTCAGGCGACCTTAGCCCAACGATAAAAGTCTCCACGCAACCGATGAGATTGGACGCCTAAATGGGTGCAGTAAACAACCTGAACCAGGGCGACGTTGCGGAGATTTGGCGGGCGATCCGTCAGCTTCAGGTCGCTACCCCGTTGAACTCTGCGTCTATCGGCGCCGGGGGCCTCCGGGTCTACGACGGCGGCGTTATCACCATCCAGAACGGCGGACTGTCCGTCACGGGTACGGCGTCCATCCTCGGCACTTTGATCGCCTCTGGCGTCATCACGCTAACCGGCACCCTAACCCAGTCCGGGCCGACCACGTTCACCGGGGATACGAAGCTGAACGGGCCGACCCACATCAACGGCGCGACCGACATCACGGGCAACACCACCGTGACGGGCGACTTCAAAGTCACCGGCCCGACACACCTTGAGGGCGCAACCGACATCAAGGGCACCTTGTCAGTCGAGGGGGCAACCACCCTAAAGGGTGACATGACCCTGACCACCGGCAAGATCAAGGCCGGCGGCATGACGATTGACCCAGCCGCCGATGGTGGCAGCGTCGTCTTCTCGGGCGGCGGCGGCGTGCAGGGCGTGTCAGGTGTCACGGTGCTGAAGGGCGGCGGAAACGCTGGCTTCACATCCAACACGTCCGCATCGATGTTCGCTGCCGCCAACTCTGTTGGCGTCACTTCCACAGCGGTCACGATCACGGGCCCCACGACGGTTACGGGCAACCTGAACGCCAATGCGGCGATCACTAACGCGGGCATGCCGACCACCACCATCGCGGCAAACATGTACGCCAGCGGCAGCAACACGTTCTACAAGGTGACCTCAGCCGCCAAGTTCAAGGTGGACCCGCAGCCCATGAACCTCCCGGACTCCCTGCTGGCCGTGCGCGTGAAGGACTGGCTTGACCGCGGCGAAGTCGAGCGGGGCGAAGCGGTGCGCAGAGTCCCAGGCGTGATCGCGGAAGAAGTTGAGGCGGCCGGCGGGGCGGCATTCGTTGCATACGACGATGACGGCGAAATTCAAGGTGTCGCCTACGACCGGTACGCACTGGCCCGCACCGAAATTCTCGCCCGCCGACTCGATGAAGCAGAGGCCCGCATCAAGGAACTCGAAGACGCCGCTTAGCGGCAAAGATACCGCTTCGCTGCGGCGGCGACCGTGAGGTGATCGACTGCCAGGCGGGTGTCGGCGTATTGCTTCATGACGCCATCGCGGTATGCGTCCTTGCTCTGGAATACCAGTGACATGCAGGCGCCGTAAGCTTCGCTGACCAGTTCGCTATCGCTGGCCTTCAGTGTGGTCATGAGTGGGCGTAGCTCGTTGAGCATGTCGCCTTGGGCGCTGGTCGCTGGCTGGATATTAGCCGCGGGTTCCACAGCCATCGACGGGGAAGTGCACCCGGTTAGGCCGAGTACGGCTACCAACGCGAGTCCCCCAACTTTCCCCATGTGCCGAGTTTAACGGATCGGTTCACAGATTAAAACCCCCACCGCCTAGCGCGGGATTCCCCCATGCCCTAGGAGGCGCCCCACATGACGAACGTTACCGGGAAACTACTCGACGCAGGGTTGGCGAGCATCAACGGGCTAAACCCCGTCCTCGTCTTTCAAGTGAACAAGCCAGCCCTCACCGATTCGGGCACGTTCATAGTCACCGACCCCATTGAAGTTACGCCCGCCAGTGACGGCACGTTCACGGTCAACCTGTCGAATACTGACACGCTCCTAACCGATGACGTGTACTACACGATGTCTGCGGAGTGGCGGGCCCCTGACCTGAACTATGCGCGAGCCGACTTCCCGGACTGGAAAGTCTACGTGCCCACCGGCGGCGGCAACCTCGCTGACCTGATCAAGCAGCCCGTCAACCGGTCAATGGTCATCAAGTCACCCACGAACCCTGGACCCTACTTCGGCAAGGGCGCGATGTGGCTACAGATCGACCCCGCAGACCCTGACAACCCCCTGAACCCCGGCAACACGGGCGACCTCTACGAGATGAAATAAGGAGCGCCCGATGGCATTGACTTGGGTAAAAATTGGCAACCTCAAAGGCCCCAAGGGTGACCTAGGCCCCCAGGGCGTAGTGGCATGGAAGGCGAGCACCGCCTACCTTGCTGGGCAGACCGTTGTCTCGCCGGGCGGCGACCTTGTCACGGCAAAGACAGGCTTCACGTCCGGCGCGTCCTACAACGCGTCGAACTGGAATCCATCAACGCAGGACGGGCGCATAGCCGCCGCGGAGTCGAAGAATACGGCACAGGACGGGCGCCTCACAACCAATGAGTCGGCCATCGCGGGCCTGCAATCGCGCGGCGTCCTCCCTGACGGCACCGACCTGAACACCCTGAGCGGCACTGCCCATGTGGGCACGTATGGGCTGCTGACGACATCCACCTACCCGAACGCGCCGGCGGTCACAATGACCTCCACGGGCGTCCTGGAGGTCCAGCGAGGGGCCGGTAATGCCGCGGTCCAGCGGATCACCTTTGGTTCGGTGCTGCTCTGGCGCGAAGCCGTGGACACCACGGCTGGCACGTGGTCCGCTTGGGAGCAGGCCCAGACAAAGGCAGCCGCGGACGCTGCCGCCGCGGCACTTGCCGCCGCCGGCCCACTCACCGGGGCCAGCACGACCACAAACCCGGACGTCCCGTTCAGTGTCACTGACACTTCCGGGCGCCGCTCGTGGCTGGAAGTTGACGCGGCTGGCGGGCCGACCATTGCTGCCGCTGCCGCAATCGCGGCATCCCTCCCCGCAGTCGAGTCGGTAACGCCGTCACTCGTTGACGACACCGCCGTCTATTCGGTAACCGACTCGAAGGGCCGACGTTCCTGGCTCGAAGTGGACGCGAACGGCGGACCCACCTTCCACTCGGTCGGGCTGCTCAAAGCAGCAGGCGTCGTCACCGGCGCCGGCGTCGGTGCCGTAGCGGAGGCGGACCTTGACCCTGCGCTGGCTGCACGCATCCCGGCAGCGTTCAGCGTGGCCGACGCGAAGGCAGGCAAGACCCGGGCGCTAACCGTCCGTGACAGTGCCGGACTGGTCCGCCCGCTCACGTCCGACCCGCTCCAGGTTTCATTCTGGGGCGACAGCCTGTTCGACGGCTACCCCGTTCCGCCGTACAACGCGGACCGGTCAGACTCGCTGCCCGGGGTGTTCGCGACCCTCTACCCTGCGGCGACCGTTTACAACGGCGGCAAGCAGGGCCAGTCCGCTGATGAAATCGCGATCCGGCAAGGCGGCATCGTGCCAATGCTGACCGTTACGGGCGGATCCATCCCGGCGTCGGGGAGCGTCACCGTCACCAGCCCCGCAGTGTTCGGCTGGCGGCTTGACCGCGCCGCCGACTCAGCAACCGGCACCCTCGCCGGAGTGCCCGGCACGCTAACGTTCGTCCGCACCGCATCCCCTGACATGACCTTCACCCGCACCACGCCAGGCACGGCTGTTCCGGTTACTGGCGCGGTTCCGTGGGAATCCACTGGACGGGCCTACGCAGGCGGGCTGCAAGTCATCATGGCGGGCCGGAACGACATCGGCTACAACTCCCCCGTTGGAGTGCCGAGCGTTGACCGCGTCGTGACCGCAACGGTAGCGATGGTCGAATCCCTGACCCCAATGAACCGCCGCGTGCTGCTCCTGGGCGCAACCACCAGCACCGCAGAAATCACCGGCACCAACGGCTACAACCAAGTCACCGCCATTAACGCCGCACTCAAAGCCCTATACCCCCAGTACTTCTGGGACTACCGGGCGTGGCTGGTCAAAGAGGCGATCTACGAACTCGGGCTCACGCCGACCGCGGATGACCTGACAGCGATGGCTGGCGATACCCTGCCGCCCTCGATCATGACCGATCCGGTGCACTACTCCCCCGCGACCGCAGCGAAAGCCGCCGCCCGCATCAAGACCGAACTGACCAACCGAGGATGGATCTAATGCCCGGAATCAAGCTTCAAATCCCGACCGCCTTTACCAACCTCGCGCTACCGACGCTGGGCAATGACCCGATGCTTTCGGCTGGTTCCCTGGCGCTGTATGAGATCGGGCACCCCGGCACCGGCATCGGCGGTGTACCCGCCAACAACGCGCTGATCCCGAACATTGCCGCGACCGAAGCTAAGGCGCTGATTCCGGGCGCAACCGACGGAGACCTGTCGGCGACGTTCAAGACGGCATCGACCGAACCGACAAAGATCCTCGTGGAACGCACCAGCAAGGGCGCCCTTCACGTCATTGCGGCCAAGGCGGCACCGGCTACGGCGGGCGCGGCTTACGCCGGCCTGTACGGGCGGGACAAGCTGGTCCAGTACGTCCGCGACAACGTCGGGCACCAGTTCTACATCTCCTACTGGGGCAAGGAGACCCGCTCCCCGATCAGCGGCAACGGTGGCCTGGCTGGCCTGTCCTTCGCCACCAGCCCCAGCGGAACGAACCTGCACCACGTCCTCAGCCACGACGGCAACAACTACCCGACCAGCCCCAGCTACCGCACCGGGTTTGCTCGGGAAGCGAACGCTGCTTCGGGCGTCGGGGTCATGGCGGACACTAACTCCACATGGCCTCCTAGCCTCCCGGCTGACATTCGCCTCTCGGTCGGCGTGGCAGGATCTGCCAGCGCCACGGACCGGACCACAGCGAACGTCGTGTCCGGCAACTTCTTCAAGATTTTCAGCTTCGGTAACACGTCTGAACTGTTCACGCAGCCGGTAACGGGCCCGTCTTCGGGTATCGCGTACCGGTACTACATGGAGGACCTGACCGTGTCCGGTCGGTCCTTCGCCACCGTTGACGCTTTGGACAAGCAGCTCTACACGAAGCATGTCCGCACCGTGGGCGGACGCTACTACGGAGACACGTACACCAGCCCCGCCGCGTACGTCGCCTAAAAGGGTTAGTGGTCGCCGTCGTAGTCGGGTTCGCTCAGATGCGGCCCGGCGTGGCTCACGTCCCGGAAGCAGGCGCGATTCGCCGGCGGCTGCCCTGACGGCGCCCACACATGGACGGGCGCGCCGCACTGCGGGGCTCCACTCAGATCAATAGTCATACCCAAAGCATAACAAACGTGTGGCCCCGGACTTGCGCTCCAGGGCCACACAGCACCAACCCTATACGACCGCCAACCCGGCAGGTCACAACACGCCGGGAGGCAACCTATGCGCAACAAAATCAACGGGCGCAGAGGCGCCTTCCAGCTCGTCTACGCAGGCGTCTACCTCGTCGTTGGCATCAGCTTCGTCCTCAACCCGGACGCAGCCAGCAGGCAACAGGCACTCCGCTGGCTCTCAGACCTCGGCGCCGTGTCCCTATTCGGCTGGTTGTGGATCATCGCCGCAGTCGTCGCCACCGCCGGTGCGTTCATGCCCCGCCCGCAAGACTGGTTCAGCTTCTTCATGCTCGTATTCGCCCCCGCAGTATGGGGCGGGCTGTTCGTCATCGGAGTATGCGCCGGCGCCGCACCATTCGGGCTAATCAGCGCCGCCATCTACTGGCTGTTCGCCGCCTCACCCATGATCGTCTCCGGCATGCAAGGCCCGGGAGACAGAGACTACAGGCGGATCATCATATGAACGTAGAACCCTGGCTCGGCATCGCCGGGATCTTCATCACGGGCGTCCTCTCCTACGGCGCCGCACGGTACGCGGGCAAAGCGTCAGTGAAAGTCAAAGAGTTGGACGTGGACGGGCAAGCGTACATCCGCGCCGAGGGCATCACGCAAGGGCTTATCGAGACGCTGCGGAAGCAGATCGAAGACCTACAGAACGACCGCGCCTCAGACCTTGCGCGCATCGAAAAGGTAGAGCTCGAGGTTCGCGAAGTCCGCGACCACAACAACGCCCTCATCCGCTACTGCTACCGGCTTGTAGACATCCTCCGCACCGTGGGCCACGGCGACAAAATCCCCACCCCGCCCCCCACCGGCATCCACCTCTAGGAGCAGGCATGAGACAGCTCATCACCCCGAACCCGCATATCCCGTGTCAGCCGGGCTGGTGCCTGCAATACGTCCGGCAGGCGTTCAACCTCCCCGCCGCGTACCCGACCGCGACCGCCGCCTGGGAAGCATCCTCGAGCAAGCACCGCGACCGTAAGTTCCCCGCCGGCGTCTGGGTGCCGGTCTGGTTCTCCCTCGCCAACGAGCCAGCCGGGCACGTCGCACTCATGGCCCCGGACGGTTCCGTGTACTCCACATCCGACCTCGGGACCGTGCCGCACCAGCACCTCGACCTGTCCGACCTCATGAACTACTACGCCCGCTACGGCATGACCCTCACCTACCTCGGGTGGACCGAAGACGTAGCCGGCTACCCCGTACTCACAGACGGCAGCATCGCCGCACAAGGCACCATCACCACATCGGAGGATGACGAAATGATTTCAGCGGAAACTCAGGCGTGGCTCAAAGCCAACCTGCTCAATAAGGATGACGGCTCACAGCTCCGCCGCGACCTCGCCTACCAGAACAACACCCTGTTCTCGAAGGCTGACGGCGCCTACCAGAACAACCTGAGCGATGCACAGCACGCCGAAGTTCTGGACGCCCTCGGGAAGACCCTCAACAAGGACGACGGCGGCTACATCGTCAAGCTCGTCCAGGCGATCAAGCCCGGATCCACGGATGTAAAAGCAGTGGCCGACGCGCTCGCCGGCATCATCCCCGCAGGCATCGCCAAAGAAGTCGCCGATGAACTCGCCGCAAGGCTGGTGAAGTGATGTTCACCCTCACATTCTGGAAAGCCGCAACCGAGCGGGCCGTGAAGTCCGCCGCCCAAACCCTCATCCTGCTTATCGGCACGGGCGCTGTCGGCATCACGGCGCTCAACTGGCCCGAGTTGCTGAGCCTCACCGCAACGGCGGCGCTCCTGTCCGTACTCACGTCGGTAGTATCCGGCGCCAAGGACGGCAACCCGTCCGCAACAAACGCCGAAACCACGCCCGGAAAACACGTAGCGTAAGTATGCGTAAGTAAGCGTGTAGTATCGACTATCGTGCGTCAGGGAACCCAACGCCCCAGACGCGCCGCGCGCGCACAACAAAGCCCCCACTGTCCTAACGGATAGTGGGGGCTTCTTTGCGTTAAGAGGCTAGCTCTGGGACCTCGGGCAGTTCGCCTAGGGCCTTGGCTGCGTGTTCGGCGCCGCGGAAGTGAGCATCGGGAACCAGGTGCGCATAGAGGTCGGCGGTGATCTGAATAGAGTTGTGCCCCATGCGCGTTGACAGTTCATAAAGGCTCATCCCCGCGTGCAACATGATTGCCGCATGGAGATGCCTGAGCGAGTGAACCACGACGTGCTTCTCATCGCCGATCCCCAGCCCGGCCTTCTTCCTGGCTGGTTGCCAAGCGCGATTGTAAAAGGCTTGTGCCGTGAACTCGCCTTCCTCCTTCATGCGGAAGACGCGGCCCTTATCCTTCATGGCCTGCTCAACGAGTGGGCGCACGGCGTAGACGGTTGACGGTGCGAGGCTGACCTTCCGCCGGCTCTTAGCTGACTTCGGTTCACCAACGTACCGGGCCTCACCTTCGCCGCCGAGCTTGTGCGCTTTGGTGATGAACACGAGGGGCGGCTGGTTGTCTAGCTTGAAGTCTTTCCCGACAAGCGCGGTCGCCTCACTGAACCGGCAACCCGTCCCAACAAGGAACTCGAGGAACGGTTTGAAGTGTGGGTCTATGCGGTCACGTATGGCTTTGTAGTCGTCTAGGTCGATGTCGTCCCCATCGTCACCCACCCGGACTTTCTTAGGCAGCCGCACGCCCTTACACGGGTTCCTGCTGATGGTCCCGTAACGGACCTGAGTCTCAAACGTCGCCGACAACAAGCCGTGCTTGTCGCTGATCGTTTTAGGCCCCAGCCCGCGACCCTGCATCCACTTAATCCAGGCAATGATCGAGTCGTACGTCACCGCCTTGACCTTCATCTGACCCAACGGCCCGTCGAAGTGCAACCGGATCGAGTCACGGTAACGCTTCAACGTGTACGGCGTTGTTCCGACGAGCTGATCAACATGCGCGGTCATCGCCTCAGCAACGGTCGGCCCGTCGTGTTGGGAGTCCTCGTAGACCTTCGTCGCGGCGCCTAGCGAGTTTCCATTGGCGTCAAGCAGCCGCTTCCACATCTCAGCCTCGGAGCGGTCGTCAAAGGTGATCGAGTCGCCCTTGCCATTCTCACGCCACATCACCTGATGCGCTTCCGACCCGTCAGCGCGGGTCCTGGTGCGGATACTAGCCACGGGGAACCATGAACGGCGCTGCGGCTTCGAGGGCCTTGGTTGCCTCGGCTCGCAGGTAGTCCTTGTAGGTTGGGAATTCCGTGGCCCACTCATCGTCATGCTCGTTCTGGTGCCACAAAGCCCGCGCCGCCGCCTCAACCGCCTCGTCCGGGATCACTTGGCAAGCCGACCTAGTTGGCTGGCCGAAAATTGGGGCACTGAAGTAGTCGTGCATTGCATCCACCAGCCGCTCATTGAAATCACTCACAGATTGCTCCTGTAGGGGTTGTGCGTGCCATCGCATCGAATACCCGCGCGGATGCCCGCATCCCACGCCTGCGCCAGCAGATATGGGTTCGCGATCTGCGTGGTTGCTTCGAAGTCTTGACTGAGGCCCACCTCGCGCCCAGCTTCCCACGCCCGGGCGAGCATGTGCGGGGCGGCGGCTTCGAGGGCAGCACGGGCCATCTCACCCAGCGGAATCCGAAGTGCTAAACACGACTCAAGAGTTCTGCCCGCCGCCTCAACCGCCGCGTCCGGGATCACTTGGTTTTCTCTCATGCGCCTGTCTTTCACTGTTAGTGGTAGTAGTGCATCACCTTAAGTTTAACCTAGGCTTGGCAGCAGATCTACCCCTTGTGGCAACGGCGGCTAAAAGTTCCTTGATTTCTAGGGCCTAAATCGGTGGAGCTAAGGAGATTCGAACTCCTGTGAATACCCTGAATTGTAGCGGGTTTACCACTAGAACATAGGGTTTTTTGTCTCCGTTTGTATCGTTTTGTCTCATCCATTCCATCCTGTTGTTGCCCTTGGCAACGCCACGTCAACGGTAAACTCTCACTGTGATTCACTATCTCGGCGCCGTGATTTCGGGTACACTAGACACATGAGCGAATCAAAAGAAGTGATCCCGGAGGCTGCGGTCGAGGCGGCGGTGAGGTGCTTCCCTGGTTACGACCCCGATTGGGAAGCTGACGAGCTGGACCGCGCAGAGAATGCGGCGATCCGATCTAGAGCACTTCAAATCCTTGAAGCCGCAGCCCCGTTCATCGCCACTGAAGCGTGGCACCGGGGATATGTAGCGGCGCTAGATGGACGGGAGCCCACCAAGTGATCCCGCACGAGGCAGTCGAAGCAGCGGCGCGGGCTACGCGCGCCGTCGCACTCCCCTCCGGGCATTCAAAGACGGAATGGCTTGACTACCACAATGCCCTCGCCCGCGCCGCCCTCGAAGCCGCGGCCCCGTATATGAAGTAACTAGATGGCCTGAAGCGGCAGGTAAGTACGTGGGCAAGCGCGCTGGCCGGGTTGGGCGCGAACGTCTTCTTCTGGTCCACGTCGCCATGTAACACGGGAGGCCCCCACCTGCCAGTGGGGGCCTTTTGTTGGCCCACAAAAAGCGCCTCAACTCTCCATTGAGTGGGGGCGTTTTGCTGTGCCCACAAAAAAGCGCCTCCCGCTTGCTGCAAAACGGGGGCGCTTCTGTTAGTTCTGTGCGGCGACCATCCGCTGGGCCCGCATCGCAATGGCGGGGCATAGCTGGCAGTCCCAACAGCCGGCGCGGCTTGCATCGGCATCGGTCAACGTTGCGGCCCGATCCATCAACACCCGCTTCGTCACCCCGAGCCCTTTAGCAATCTCGGACAGCTTCTCACCCTTACAGGATCCGATGCGTTCCATTGGCAGCATCCGCCGGGCAGTCTCATACCTGACAGCCATCTCCTCCGACTCCAACTGCCGGGTAGCGTGCCCCCGCTCAACGTGAATCAGCTCATGCATCAACGTGCACAGCAACTGCCTGGCGTTCAACCTGTCATCAACGTAAATCTTCACACCGTCCGTGTACCCGTGAACACCATCGGGCAAACGACCAACAACAACCTGCGGCATAACTGTCCCCTACTACGCAACCGACCAGCCCCAACGACTGTTCGTGCACTAAACATAGGGCTGGGGTACGACCGCTTCAGACCAAAAGTCGCATTTCAGGTGTCACAAATTCATTACCGAAAAGTGAGGGTTCGGTAACACGGACGTAACGGTGCAGGTCAGGGCCGAAGGACCCTAGTTGGTGAACTTTTGTTGCCGTGTTGCGGGTCACCTAGTCCCGGTCATCCTCGCCCTCAACGTGATCGTCCGAAGCGGCAAGGTCGAAGTGTTCGCGCATGTCAGCGGCTCCTAGGCCGACCTGCAACGACTCGATGCGCTGGGCGACCTCACGCAGCAGTTCAGCCGTGGAGAACGCCGACAGCGGGCGCGGGGCAGGCACCTCAGCGGGCTTGTCCAGGTCAGCGAACGTAATCTCAGAAGCCTTCAACCATGTTGACTCAGTCATCTCGTCAATAACCTGGTTGCGCCACCCCAGCGCCACCTCCAACTTGCGGAGAGTCTGAGGACGCGGCCACCGCTGACCAAACTCAAACTGCTGCACCGTGCTATCGGAACCCAGCCCTGCCAGCTCTGCGAAGGCGACCCTTCCCAGCCCAAGCTCCTCGCGCCGCTGCTTAGCCAGAAGACCCAGCCGCCGCATCATCGCTTCCTGACCGTAATCGCGTCCTTCAAGTGCTGCACTCATCAAAACCTCTTATCCGCCGCCGGCTCAATGGCGACTCTAGGTACTGCTGTTGGGGCGGCCTGGTCTTAGATGCCTGCCGTGCCCCTTGCTCAATGACCAAACTCAAACACGCCACCCTCGGTAGCAGCAAAAGTTTTTTCTAGTAGTTTATCCAGTGAAAACCGGTAGCCAAGGGTGAAACGTACCCGAACAGATATTCGAAACTACTTGATTTCACCGCGTAATCACTGGGATTTGGTACGTGCTACTGCAAGTCACTTGCGTAGTGGACAAATTGCTACTAGAGTCACTGTCATGCAAACAGTGAAAGCCAGTAAGGCTACCAAAAACCCGGAAATGGTCCGCGTTGGTCGGACACTCTCAACTCTCCGTGAGCGCTACGGATACACGCAGCAGGGACTAGCTGACGCACTCGGCGTCTCCCGCCCTTACATCAGCCTCATCGAACTCGGCAGGAAGCCCCTCCAGGATCGCCTCCTCGCCAGGGTCGCCGACATCCTCGAAATCACACCCCTCGCAATCAAGACCTACGACCACGAAGAAATGATGGTGGCGGCATGAGCGCCCGTGACGAGTTGGCAGAGATCATCCAGGACTGCGGGGAATACATTCCCGGATCGCATGCCGACGACTATGTGAGCCCAGACAAGGCCGCCGACGCGATCCTCGCCGCGGGCTACTCGAAGCCCCGCACGATCACAACCGCCGAAGAACTGGACGCGCTGCCGGTCATGTCCGTGGTGCTTGACCGGCTCGACATCTGCTACCGGCTATATCGCGACACGGCCTACCGCGAGCCCGTCTGGTGCGTCGTGGGCGAGACCTCACCCAGCAGCCCGCACGCATGGCTCCCCGCCACCGTCCTCTACGAGCCCAAGAGCGCATGACCGTTTTTGATGAACGGTTCATGACGGTTCAGGAACTCGCCGGCTACCTCGGCATCTCCACAACCAGCGTTTACAACCGGCTCCACGAGTGGCCGCACATGAGGACGACGGCGAAGGGGATCATCCGGTTCCGCGAAGCACACGTCGAACAAATCCTCGAATCCATGACCAAAAAACCCGCACCACCAGCGACCCGGCCCAACGTCGGGACCAGAGCCAGGAGAGGCCGATGAACGACGAAGACGAAATCAGCCCGGAACTGCGGAAGCTTCTGGCGGCGGCGTGGGAGTCCGGATACTGGGCCGGCACCTCCCACACAGGCCCGCTGAACGACGCCGCAGTGAGCGCCCGCAACCCATACAGGGAAGCCGCGTGATGGGGATGAGTACCACGGTTCGCAGCACAACCGGGACGGCGCCCCTCATCATCACCCGAATCAGCCCAGACAAAGTATTCATCCAAACCGAAGACGGCGCGGCACAAGAGTACTGGGTAACCGAAATCCGAGCAGCAATCGAAGGAGAAACGAAATGACCACCACAGCTAAGCACCGCAGCACCTGGACCGCCGAACGGTTCAGCGAAGACCTGATCAAAGCCGTCCACGTCGCAACCGGCAAGCGCGTAGACCTCATCAAGGGGTACCGGAAATGAGCGCCCGGGACGAGCTGGCGGAGACTGTTGGCGCATGTATGGGGCCTTGGGACGTTCCCGGGAATTTAGATGAATGGGAGATGATCGCCGACGCAATCCTCGCTGCTGGCTACTCGAAGCCCCGCACGATCACCACCGCCGAAGAGTTGGACGCGCTGCCGAATGGGTCCGTCGTCCTCTCCGACGTCTACAGGGCGCACCACGGGCAGGCCATTTCGTTCCAGCGGTGGGAAGACGGCTGCTGGCATCGCGGCGCACGGTCCTCCGACACGCACCCGGACAACTTCCTGCCTGCCATCGTCCTCTACTCCCCGAAGGAGTCCAAGTGATCCCCGCAAGCAACATGCACGCCCGCTGGTTGGTGCGCCATTACGCAAAGCAGCACGTGACGGAAACCGAATGGAATGAGTCGTCGTATTCCTGGATCGCACGGGCCAGGCGTACCCAGGCGGCGATGAACGCGGCTATCGGGGCGCGCATCAACGGCGCCGATTTGAACCAGCTCATCACCGACTTTGAGGAGTTGGAGTCTGTCGAGTGCGGCACCCACCCGGATCTTGTCGTGAACAACGCCGGCACCGTGGACAACACCCTCGAACTCACCGAGCGCGTCACGGCCCAGATCAACGCGTCCATCACCGAACTGTTGGCCTGCGCCGAACCGTTCGCCCGAGCAGAAGAAAAGGTAAGCGCATGAACGACCACGACGCCATGGAAGCCGTGAATGCGGTCCTGGAGCAGTTTTTCGACGGCGAGTTTGACACGGCGGGCGCACTGAACCGGATCGCCCAGATCAGCGACGAAAACAAGATCAGCCACAGCGAAGCAAAGGACGCCCAGAAGTGACCCTCATCCTGCTTTGCGCAGTCGTCTTCACGGGCATCGAGTCGGCCCGCCTCATCACCCAACCAGCCAGGAGGAATAAGTGAACACGCCTGACGTAGAAACTCAAGCAATTCTCGCCCTGTGCCACCACCAAGAAGGCCGATTCCACGAGGAATGCGAGGCTTGCATCTTCCGGCAGGCCGCAGCCATCGAGCACCTGCAATGCCTTGTATCGGGCCTTTTGACATCACTAGACGGAGAGCCCTCATGAGCCACATCCCAACATGCCAGATCCGCCGCGAGCTTACCGGCAACATATGGACCTACTACTCAGACCCTGACCCGGCATGCAACGACCGCAGCCACCACGACGCATACATGGAGGAAACCAAATGAGCAGCGAACTTCTCGAAAAGTACGACTACGAAACGAACCAATACGTACCGATCCCCGGCACTGAGGACTGGGTAGAGGTTGCCAAACTGGGCGATCAGGGCGGCTACGACTGGAGTGACTTCAACGCCTTCTACTCGCCGTCAGCTCGCCGCTACTTCTGGCGCGGTGACAGTGGATGCTCCTGCAACTCATGGATCGATGACATTCACGACGCCGCCAGCCTCGAGAACGGCGACCGCGATGCACTGCTGCGCGCATGGGACACGTTCGCCAAGGAGCACGAGTACAGCATCCCGCTCAGCGTCTACCTGCCGGGAGTATCCGAAATCCGCAACTTCGCGGAGGCCACCAAATGAACGCCCAGCACCCCCAGAACAGCAACGTCCAGCAGGCCCGCACGTTCAGCAAGCAGGCCGTCCTGAACCATGTCCCGCGCAACCTGGAGGAGGAGCGGCTGGCGTTGCGGTTCCTCGACAAGTGGGCCCCGGATCTGGTCGGCGTCATCATGGGTGGCGTGCTGTGAGCCGCGCATGGGAAGCCGCAGTCAACGCCGAGTTCGTCGCAAAGGTGAAGAAGATCGTTGAGGAATGGCACAACGACGAGACAACCAACTTCCAGGCCATGCAAGAAATCGAGTACGTCGTGGAGACTCACGGATGACCCCGAACCCACTCGACCCCACCGAGCAGGCCGCATTCCGGGAACTTGACCAGCTACGCCGATGCCCCGACAACTGCCCGTGTAGGACCGATGACGCCATGACCACCCCGCTCGACCTGGACGACATCGAATAACTTTTGCCCACCGACTCACTGCGAATCACTGCAAAAAGTCAGTGAAACAGGATAGAATCAAAGAACCGAACAAAGGACAACCATGAGCTGCATGCCTGGCATATGCTCCATCCCCGAATGCGGCCGTGACGTTCGGGCCGCCGGATATTGCAACCGTCACTACTTACGACTCAAGCGCCACGGCGATCCACTTGCGGGCGGATCGCCCAGCATGGCCGGGATGAGCCTGCCCGACAGATTCTGGGCAAAGGTCCAGCGTGCCGACGATCCATCTAAGTGCTGGGCATGGACCGGCTCGCACACGTCGGCGGGCTACGCAAACCTAAACCTCGGATCGGGCAATTACGGATACGCGCACCGCGTGTCATACGAGCTACACCATGGCGCCATCCCGGACGGTTTCGAAATAGACCATATCTGCCGAAATCGCGGCTGCATGAATCCCGAGCACCTCAGGCCCGCGACTCGGAAACAGAACAACGAAAACCTCTCGGTGGAATCGCCGAACAATAAGACCTCGGGAACCCGCGGGGTCAGCTACGACAAGTCGACGCGATCCTGGATGACCTATACCGGACACAACGGCCAGCGGATCTACGGCCCGCGATTCTCCAACCAGCAAGACGCAGCCGAGTACTCACGGCAACTGCGGCTCTCACTCTTCACGCACAATGACGCAGATAGGAAAACCCATGCCCTTTAAGCCAGGCATCTACCCGGACGTTTCAAATAGCACGTATCACGCGGACCCAGCACTCGGCTCCACGTCACTGAAGACGCTAGCGACCCGCACGCCGGCGCACTACCAGCACGACAAGACGCACCCGAAGTTCTCCGACGCCTTCACCTTGGGCACCGCGGCGCACTCGCTGATCCTCGAAGATGACACGTCGGGGATTGAGGTTGTGGACGCTGAGAACTGGCTGACCAAGGCGGCCAAGGAAGCCAAGGCCGAGGCGTTGGCTGCGGGCAAGCAGCCGCTGCTCAAGAAGGAATGGCTTCAAGTGGTCACCATGTGCGCATCTGTCCTGGCGCACCCCGTAGCCCGCGACCTGTTCACTGACCACCGCGCCGAGGAGTCCGTCTTCTGGGATGAGGATGGCCTGACCCTGAAGTGCCGGCCTGACGCGTGGAAGCCCGGTGTGCTCGTTGACCTGAAGACGACCCTCAACGCGGACCCCAACGAGTTCGGCAAAACCGCGCACAACTTCGGCTACCACCAGTCAGCCGCCCACTACATCGACGGCGTCAAAGCAGCGACCGGCGAAGAACTACCCTTCCACTTCGTACTCGTTGAGAAGACCGCGCCCTACCTTGTGTCAGTGGTCGAACTCGACATCGAAGCCGTCAACATCGGCAGGCAGCTCAACGACCGCGCCAAGCGCATCTACCGGGAATGCGTCGAGTCGAACACCTGGCCCGGCTACCCCAGCGCCGACCTCATCAGCCTGCCCATGTGGGCCATCTACCAAGCCGAAGCAATCCTCGGCATCAACCCCGACATCGAAATGAGCATCTGATGGAGATGGGCCTTTCAGCGAATGCCATTGCCTACGGTGGCCGCGATCATCCGTGGGACCCGAGCGACCTGCTGCGTTGCATCAACTACTGCGAGGGCCGGATCAGCACGCCGGACCTGCAAGCCCGAATGGCTGGACGCTCTATCTACTGGGACCGTCTACTGCCTGAATGGGACAACCTGGCCGAACTCCTACGCCATGAGATGAAGACGCGAACCGACTACACGGCACCGCGAACCTACGCCGAGATGAAGCGGGTCCTCAACGCCGGTGGACCTTGTATTGCTTGCGCCTCAACTGGCCGCGGGGCCGAGTGTGGCAAGTGCAAAGGAACCGGCAAGCGCTCAGGCGGAAGATGCCGGGCGAAGAACTGCTACCAGGGCGCCGACTCCTGCTCTTCATGTCATGGCGTCGGATACATACCTACCGAGAAAGTGAATTGATAATGGACCTTACAGAGAGCATCGCCCCGAAGTCCGACCAGCTCAACGCTGACGACCTTATCTCGGGCCCGGTGACTGTGACCATTGCCGAGGTCGCTAAGGGCACGCCTGAGCAGCCGGTGGATGTTCGCCTGGTTGAGTTCCCCGGACGCGCTTACCGGCCGTCTAAGAGTATGCGGCGGGTCATGGTCAGCGCGTGGGGAGCAGAGGCAAGCACTTACCCCGGGCACCGCATCACCCTGTTCCGCAACCCCGAAATCACATTCGGGCGGGAAAAGGTCGGCGGCATCGAAATCAGCCACCTCTCCCACATCGACAAGCCGCTGACGATTGCACTCACCGCGACCCGTGGCAAGCGCAAGAACTTCACCGTGACACCACTGCCCGCAGTTGTGTCCCGCGACTTCCTGGCCGAAGCCAACGCGGCAGGCGAGGACATCGGCCTCCTCCGCACCCTATACACCGCAGCACAGCAAGCCGGCGAACCAGCCGACACCCTCGCCGCCATCAAAGCCCTCGCAACACCAACCGAAGGACAGTAAGTGCCCCGCATTGTCACCCTCTACACGTCGCCAGGATGCCAGCCCTGCATGGCAATCAAGCGCTGGTTCAAGAAGAACGACGTCGCCTACACCGAGAAGGACGTAACCAAGGACCCGATGGACCTAGCCGCCGTCAAGGAACTCGGCTACAAGTCGGCGCCCGTCCTCATCGTCTCCACCGGGGATCCCGAAGTCGAAATCCACTGGCAAGGCCTCCACATGGCAAACATGGAAAAGTACATCCACTCAACGAAAGAAGCAGCATAACAATGAGCATCATTACTTTCACCGGCAACATTGGCAAGTCTCAGGGCCTCAAGTTCAGCAACGACGGCAAGCCCCGCCTGTCGTTCTCCGCGGCTGAAACGGCACGCGTCAAGGACCAGTCCGGGCAGTACGTGGACGGCGGGACCACCTGGTTCAACGTGACACTGTTCGGTTACACCGCCGAAGCCCTCGACGCGCAGATCGCAGCTCAGGGCGGCAAGGGCAAGGTCATCGTCACTGGCCGCATGTCAACTCGCGAATACGAACACAACGGTGAGAAGCGCGAATCGTTGGACGTGGTCGCCGACTCGGTCGGACTCGTCCCACGCAGCCAGCAGCGGGGCCAGGGTCAGCCGCCGGCACAGCAGAACCAGTGGGCAGCAGCACCCCAGCAGGCACCCGCGAACCCGGCATGGGCTCAGGGCGAGGCTCCCTTCTAAAGGCTTGCTAACCAAGTCACTGCATTTCACTGCATCAACCCAGTAGGCGCCCCCGAAAGGGGGCGCCTGGACCCCAAGGAGGCACCTTGAAGTTGCTTGATCTTTTCTGCGGAGCGGGAGGCGCCGGCAAGGGATATATGGAGGCCGGATTCGACGTTACCGGCGTTGACATTGCCGACCAGCCCGACTATCCCGGAACGTTCATCCAGGGCGATGCACTCGCCTACCTCGCCGCGCACGGCCACGAATACGATGCGATCCACGCAAGCCCGCCATGTCAGGCATCATCCGCGCTGAGCAAAGGCACCAACAAGGGCCGCGAATACCTGAACCTCATCCCCGCAACCCGCGCACTCCTCGCCCTGCACAACAAGCCCACCGTCATCGAGAACGTCCAAGGATCCGACCTGCGCCGCGACCTCACCCTCTGCGGCGAAATGTTCGGGCTCGGCGTCATCCGTCACCGTTACTTCGAAGTCTCCGGGTTCGCCGCGCTGCCGCTCGAGCACAAGGCGCACCGCGGAAGGGTTGCCGGCTGGCGTCACGGCGAATGGTTCGACGGCCCGTATTTTGCGGTCTACGGAGACGGCGGTGGCAAGGGCACCGTGGCTGAGTGGCAGGACGCGATGGGGATACACCACACGAGCAACCGCAAGAGCATCGCCGAGGCCATCCCGCCAGCATTCGCCCGATTTGTCGGAGGGCAAATCATGCAGTACCTCGAATCCAAAGAGGCCATTCGGCAGCTCAGGGAAGAAGTCACTGCCGCGTGATCTTCCCCTGCGAACCATGCCAGGAGCTTTACGACGGCTGGAGCATGTACCAGAAGCCAGCCACGCGCTGGATCCAGTACATGAACCCAACAAGGTCCATCGAGGCCCGCAGTAACCAGATCGAAGAGCATTACAAACTCATCAACCAGCAATGCGCGGCAATCAAAGAATCCTGCCGGCGCAAAGGATGTTTAGAGGAGAAGCAATGAGCAAGTTTCATCTCACCGTGGCGGACAACATGGCCGCACTCGCAAAATGGCATACGGTCGAGCACCCGCTCACATCATGGGCTGCCTGCCCGCACAGCCCGTGTGACCACATGGACACCGAGTTCCGGCGGTGCTGGAAATGAGCTACGAATATGGCGCCTCGGTCAACAAGCCGCAGGTCCTCCGCAAAACAGCCGAGCAGATCCGCGCCGACCTCGAACACCTCCGCCGCATCGAAGCGCAGATCATCGAGGAAACCGCGGCCAAGGATCGGGAGCTTGCCAGGATCCGGGCCGCACGGAAGAAACTCGAACCCAAAGCAACGTACCTGCCCACAGCCGAAGCCCTCGCCTACTGGGAAGCCCACCACGAAGCCGTAGCCGCCCAGCCCGCGCCACTCCACGGCGGACCCGCAGGACTCCGCAAAGCCGCAGCAGAAGCCGCCAGCTACGACGCGCAAAGGAACGCCGCATGAGCACGCCGGACCCGGTAAACCACCCCAGCCACTACGTAAGCCACCCTAGCGGCATCGAGTGCATCCAAGTCACAGAACACATGGGCTTCAACCTCGGCAACGCCATCAAGTACGTGTGGCGTGCGGACCTGAAGGACGACGCGCTCGAGGATCTGCGCAAAGCCGCGTGGTACATAAGCCGGGAAATCCAGAAGCGGGAGAGGGCATGAGCGCGGCCACGGAGGAACGCAAGGCCCAGCGCCGGCAAGCAGACAAGGCCCGCAAAGAAGCGCACAAAATCCAAAGGATGAGCAAATGAAGAACCCCACCGTCCACCGCGACATCTGCGGGACAGTCCCCGGCTACCGCGCCCACACCAAACGCGTAGAGGAAAGGTGCCAGCCCTGCAAAGAAGCCTGGACAATCCGCTGCCGCAAATACACCAAACCCACACCCACCCTGCCCACCGCCGCCGAAGTCATCGCCGAAATTGAATGGATGCTCGACCTCAACCAGGGCACCGGCTACATCCTCAAAGCCATCGGCTACACCGGGCGCGAAGACAGCCTCCGCGCACGCCTCCAAAAATGGGGACGCCTCGACGTATACCACCGCCTCATCGGCGAAGAATACTGGGCGGCGGCGTGAGAACCGAGTCACTGCAAATCACTGAAAGGACTACAGCGAATGGCTGACAAGAGGGCGTTTGCCCAATTTGATGTCGGCTACCTGGACAACCCGAAGATCATGGACGTTCTTGACGAGTCCCCTACTGCTGTCCTGATGCACGCGGCGTCGGTCCTGTATTGCGCCCAGCACCTCACGGACGGCGTTATCGCATCCGGCCCCATGCAGCGCAAAGTAGGCGGCTCAGGGGCTGATACAAGGCTCCTCATCGACAAGGGGCTGTGGCACATCCCGGGTCACGAATGCCAGTTCTGCCCCGAGGTCGAAGACGGCAAGGTCTACGTCCATGACTACACCGAACACAACCGCACATCCGAGGGCGTGAAGCGCAGCGTGGAGGCCGGCAAGAAGGGAGCCGCCGCCAGATGGAACAAAAATGCGGTACCCAATGCGGATCGCATGCGAACCGCATACGAATCGCATAGCGAACCGCAATGCGATTCTTCCGAAATCGCAATGGCTAGAGAGAGAGAAAGAGAGAGAGAAGAAGAAGCTAAAGCTTCTTCCCCGAAGATTGATCGGCCCGACATTGATCAGGTCATTCAAGGCTTCTCCGAACTACTCACAGCCAACGACGTAAAGCACAAGGCGAACGACTCCTGGCGCAGAGCGGCGAGGCTCCTGATCGATAAGGACGGGTACACCCCAGAGCAGGTCTTGTTTGTCGCAAGGTATGCAACAACGGACGAGTTCTGGATGTCGAACATCCTGTCCCTGCCGAAGCTGCGGGAGAAGTTCGAGGCACTAAAGATCAAAGCGCAGGGAAATAAACCGAAGACCGGGTCGCAGGTCAGGCTTCAGGCAGGCTTTGACCTCCTTCAGGAAACAAGGGCCGAGATGGCCGGACAACTAGAACTAGGAGCATGAGATGCAGCTTGACGAGACGGTGGCCCTGATAACTTGGATCAACCAACACGACCCTCGGGTGCAGGTCACGAAGGGCGCCCGTGACATCTGGGCTCACTCGCTGGCCCCGGTGACTTACAGCGAGGCGCAGCAGGCGGTCCTTGAGCATTACCGGGCGAACGATCAGGATCTTCCGAACCCTGGGACGATCCGTAAGCGGGCGTTGGCGATCCGGGCGTCACGCGAGGCAGGGCAGCGCGCCATTGAGGGCCCTGCGCAGCCCGTGAAGCACCCTCTGAGCTGGCGGAAGCGCAATCCGGAGGAATGGGACCGCCTGTTCGAGCAGGGGCGGCGTGAGGGCAACGAGGAGCGCCGCCTGGCTACCGAGGCCCGCAAGGGCGACGCCGAGGAAAACCACGACGGATGGATGGCGGCGTGACCAGCCTTCAAATTTTCGTCCCGAAGCCGACCGACTGGCTCAACAGCAACCAGCGCCTGCACCGGATGGTGAAAGCAATCCGCGTGAAAGCGTGGCGGGCAGCAGCAGCCGAAGCAGTCCCGCCAGGATGGTCGTTCGATCACCCGGTACGGATCGTTGCGCACGTCTGGAAAGATCGGGCCGGCAGGTATGACCCGAACAACCTGAACACCACCACGAAGGCGTGCGTTGACGGGTTCGTTGACGCGGGCCTACTCGTGGACGATGACTGGAAACATGTAACCGGCCCGGACCACCGTCACGGCGGAAAGGGTGAACCCGGCATTATTTTCTCGTTCGAGTCACTGTGATTCACTGTCCAAACAGGGTAAGATAGCAACAGCCCCACCCTTGCGCGGTGGGCACGAAATGGAGATGAGCACCATGATTTTTATCTACGCAGAGAACGAACTGGACATCACTGTCGAGCCGATCAGCCTCAACGGCAGGCCTGGCGGTGTGAGTCTCACGGATTCCGAAGACGACCTTGACATCACGTTCGAAAACATTAGGACGGCCCGAGCTTGGGCGAAGAAGCTAACCAAGAAGCTCGAGAAGTTCGAGGCAACGTCATGACCGCCCTTCAAGAGCTGATAACCCTCGTGGACAGCCTAGATGAGGACCAGCACGATTACCGCGATGTGCGTGCCATCAAGCGCATCGCCCACAATTTGCAGAAGATCGCCGAGAACATGGAGCCCGCAAAATGAGCATGTCCGAAGTTGGACTAATAGCCGCCGCGCTAAGGATGGCCGCGGACAAGATCGAAGGGGCCATTGCCGCCGGTGATATTGCCGAGTGCGCCGCGCCTGTAGAAGGCGAGAGCGGACGTTACGAGGCTGTCCAATCACGTGACCTGGCGCAAGAAGACCCAGCCGAATGGCTCAGGTGCGAAGCTGACGCGATAGAAGCTGCTGATGAGGTGGAGATATGAGCTACAACGAGCACCTGATCAGCATGGCCGGCGGGGACGGGGATAGATCTGAGCGGAAGAAGGCCCTCGGAAGACTCCGCGCAAGTCTCATCGCCGAACTCTGGCCGGAGATGAACTGCTCTTACTTCGAGTTGCCAACCTGGGCTCAGGAATACGTTGACACGGCCCTCGACCAATCCATCGCCGCACTCACCGCCCCGGACGCATCATGAGCGAGGACATCCGCGCCTACCAGGCCAGCATTCAGCGTGACGGCGCGGACCTTGCGGCGGCGATCATGACCCGCCGGCGCAGGAAGTGCATCGCGGAAGGATGCCACATCGACGGGGCATGCGGGAGGTGCGGGCTGTGACCGACCGCACGAACAATTACGACTTGCTCCTGGCCCGTGAGTCAGAATCCCGCGAACGGATCGCCAAAGCGTTGTACGAAATCGAACTGCAACGCGGCAACGGGGTCCACTGCCCATCAGCCATTACACACATACTCGAGGGGGGCAAATGAGCAGCGATGGTGAACTGTACGACGGCGACGGATACCCAACTGATGCCGCGATAGCCAAGCTTGAATCATTCCGGGGAACCGCCGAGGAGATGGCCGATTACATCCAGTCACTCATGCGCAACGGTGGCGCAAAGGTTGAGGACTACCTTGACGAATGGAGCCGCGAACATAAGCGACTGACTCTCGTGAGCATGGGTTGGTCCGGGTGCGAGTCCGTTATTGGCGCACTCGACGGCACCATGTTCCACTATCTTTTCTGGGAATCGTCATTCCGCGGCGGGCTGCACACTTACACATTTTCGCTGAAGCAGTGGGAGATGGAATCGCAATGGGGCAAGGTGACGGCATGACCTGCAAATGTGGCGCTGAGAACGCCGAGGGAATCTACCTCTGTCACGCCTGCTGTGCCCGCCTGGAACAGCTCCTGTGCGAACTGGACAGCATCGTCAACGATCTGGTGTCGGCGATTCCGCGGGCGTCCCTGACAGCCTCGTATGGTGAACGTGTATCCGCCTCGGGTAGCCTGCACGCACCGTTGCCGATCAACGACACGGCGTTGGATGCAAAGATCGCGTTGGACAAGTACCTGATGCGTACCTGCCTGGACCTCGCCAGTTTCACCAACATTCACCTCAGCCGGCGCGACTCGTCAGGGCTCGCAAGTTACCTGCTCGCCAACATGGGGAAGTTGCGGGGAATGGACTGGGCCGGGACTATTGAGGGCGAGCTGGGCAAGTTGCTGCGGGAGTGTGAGGATGTGACCCGCGTGCACGAACAGAAAGTGTTCGCCGGGACATGCGCTGAGGACGGGTCAGACCTGTACGCGGTCAAAGGTGCGGACACGGCCCGGTGCAAGACGTGCGGGCTCAGCTACGAGGTGGCCAGGTGGACGGCGTACGCGAAGACGGCGCAGGAATACTACATCGGGACTGCTGCGGACCTGTCACGGAAACTGTCCGCGCCGCAATACGGGTACCTCATCACCGCCGACCAGATCAGGAAGTGGGCGACACGGGGCAAACTCGACCGCGCCAACCCTGACGCGGACGAGACAGGCAAACCCATCCCGCCCGCTTATCGGCTCGGGGACGTGCTCGGGCTCAGGATCGACAGGTACAAACAATTTCCGATCAATGGAGCGGCATGATGGCATCAGAAGTAGAAACCTTGGAATACCAGTCCCATGTACTCGTTGAGGGCATGGTCAAGGAATGGGTTAAGCAAGCCGCAGACGCAACGCGCGAGGGTGCTGGTGAGTTGACGGCAAGTGAGGCCATCCAGAGGATGCAGTGGCTGTACCTCGCCGAGCCGTGGCTTATCACGGACAAGATCATCAATGCGCTCAAGCTCTCGGGCTGGATCGCACCAGAAGGGTGCATCCAAGTCACCTATCAGAAGCAGGCCACCAAGTGATCCCGGACGCTGATTGCGATGGCGGGTATACGTGTCCGTCCAGTGGGCATATCGAGGGGTGCTTCCGTCCTCACGTTGAACGTGAGCTACTCCCATCAACTCACCAAGTGATCCCGGACGTGGCGGTAGAAGCGGCGGCGAGGGCAATCGCGGCGCAGGACATGAGGGGCTACGACTGGGAGAGCTTCATTCCAGATGCAAAGGCGGCGCTCGAAGCCGCAGCCCCGCACATGCTCGCGGAAGCCTGGGATCTAGGCCACGTGGCAGCGGCGGTTGATGCCAAATATGGCGGCAAGGAAGCCCTCAACCCCTACGGGAGCCAAGGTTGAGCGTCTACTATCAAGACGATTGCGTGACGCTGTACCACGGCAACTGCCTCACCGAGCATCGCGAATGGCTGGCGGCTGATGTGCTCGTCACTGACCCGCCGTATGGGATGGCATACGAGGCGAACTTCAACCGACACAGGAAGTCCCGCCCCAGCGTTGGCCGCCCCGTCGCTGGCGACGCTGACACCGTAGCGCGAGACGGCGTCCTCGAAGCGTGGGCAGATAAACCGGCCCTCGTGTTCGGTCGCTGGAACTGTCCCCGCCCGGCCGGCACAAGGACGCGGCTGATATGGGACCGCGGCTATCATGGCATGGGTGATCTTGCGCTCCCGTGGGGTCCGACTGATGAGGAAATCTACGTCATTGGCTCCGGCTGGGTTGGCAAGAGAACCGCCAGCGTATTGCGCGTCCCCGCCCTGATGTCAGGAGACCGGGAACGTCCGGCCCACCCGACTCCCAAGCCGATCCCACTCATGGAGCGGCTGATCGAGAAGTGTCCACCAGGGACTATCGCCGACCCGTTTGCAGGATCCGGCGCGACACTCATGGCGGCAAAGAACCTGGGCCGCAAAGTGATCGGCGTTGAACTCGAAGAGAAGTACTGCGAGATCATCGCGAAACGCTGCTCTCAGGAAGTGTTCGACTTCGACATTTCCGCGTAACCATCGAGTCACTGTAAGTCACTGTTGCCACGCAGTGATTTGTCCTGTAGTCTGAAGATAGTGGAAGTACTGGACGGGAACGTAGCAGGCCCACAAACTTAATAGAATCCGCGATTGATCCTCGCGGTCAGAGAGGCCCCGTCATCCAGAGTGACGGGGCCTTTCGCATGCCCTCTGGAGGAACCCGATGAAGATTTGTTCTGTATCTGACTGCGAAACCAAGTCACGCGCCGCCGGCTTCTGCAACGCGCACTATAAGAAGAACAAGATCTACGGTGATCCACTTGGCGGCAAGCCGGGCCTAGAGGAGCGCTTCTGGGCGAAGGTTGACCAGTCCGGAGAGTGCTGGAACTGGATCGCCTCGACGTATCCAAATGGCTACGGCCAGTTCGGCATGGACGGGTCGATGCGTTGCGCCCATAGGGTCGCGTACCGGCTGGCAGTGGGACCAATCCCCGAAGGTCACCATATAGACCATATCTGCCACAACAAACTGTGCTGCAACCCGGAACACCTGCGGCCAGTTACGAACAAGCAGAATATGGAAAACCGCTCAGGCCCCACGAAGCGCAGCGTTTCGGGCGTTCTTGGGGTTAGCTGGTCACCTACATGCGGCGGCAGGTGGCATGCTCGCGTCCGCCACAACAAGCGCGACAATCATGTTGGCTACTTCAGTAGCCTGGAGGATGCTGAAGCCGCCGTGCTCGCTAAGCGCCTAGAACTATTCACCCATAATGACCTAGACCGCATAGCGGCGTAAGGAGGGCCGCGATGGCTTACGATCCTTCCAAGCGCCCGCGTCATCCAGTCCAAGTAGCTGAACTCAATGACGGGGTAGCCCTTCGGGGCCTCGTGACTCGCATTGATGAACTGCTTGACGGCCCGCTGACCACCGCCGGCTGCCGATCAGGAGCCATGCACGCGCGGGCCATCCTCATCGGGACCATCAAGGCGACAACCCCCTAAGTTTCCTCTCGCGTGGTCAAGCGTGTAAGCCGCGATGTGGACTATGTCCTTTCCGTGCCGTGCAAGCCGCCGGCTGCTCACCGAGAGCTGCCACGCGAGAGGGATTCACTTCCGGGAAAGTCACACAACCATGCGGCCCCGGCAAGCAAAACCGCACCTTATCGCCCTAGTTCAGCGGAAGCATCCAGAACGGGCACACTTCACCGATTGAGCAACGGGAGCGAACATGAGCAAATGCCGTTACGGTTCCACATGGACACCGAACACCGAAGCGATGACCTCACGGCAAGCCGCCAAGTTCCTTGGCATTGGCAAGTCCGGTATCAATGCCCACCGTGCAGGCAAGTGCTCATGCGAGCAGGCTAAGCCTGCTGCCGCCGAGCCTGCCACGGGACGCCTTGAACTATCGTCTGATGGCGGTTCCTTCACTGGCATTGAGGTTACTGAGCCGATCCGTGGCGACTGGTCCGCAGTGTTCGCCCGCTTCAACCTTGACCCCGCAGAGTTCGTTATCGCTGACGACACGGTCAAGATGTCGTCATGGCAGTCCTCGAAGCGCACCGACGACGGCGACCGCGACATTGTCTGGCTCTACTCATACTCGGCCCGGTTCACCCGCAAGAGTGTTGAGTCGCGGCTAGACCTGCCGGCGCTGTATGCGGCTGCTAAGAACGCAACGCCGAAGTCAACGCCTCCCTACGAGGAACGCGCAACGGTCGTCGTGTGGGCGGATCCGCAGATCGGCAAGACCGGCTCCAGAGGCGGTACTGCTGCGCTGATCGAACGCTCCGAAGTGATCCGGGGAAAGCTTTACGCTCTCCTCGGTGAACGCAGCCCGTCGCAGATCCTTATCGCTGATGCTGGCGACGGTATCGAGGGTTTCGAGTCCGGCGGCAACCCGATGTTTACGAACGACCTCAGCCTGTCGGGCCAGCTTGATACTTACGGTACCGAACTGTTCGAGTACATCAACGTGGCGCACAGCTTCGCGCCGGTCACGGTTGCCGGGATTCCGAGCAACCACGCCGCTTGGCGTTGTGGCAAACAGAACCTTGGACGTCCGAGTGACGACCTTGGGCTGTTCATGCACAAGCAGGTTGAGAAGGTCACTGACGCATCCGGCATGAACGTCTCATGGACCAAGCCCGCCGAGTACGACGAGAGCGTGTCTGTGGACTTCTACGGCACCAAGATCGGCCTCGTTCACGGCAACCAGTTCGGGCCCGGACAAGGCGTCACCTGGTGGCAGAAGCAGGCATTCGGGGCACAAGCCGCCGCTAGTGCTGACGTTCTCGTGCACGGCCACTATCACTCGTTCAGCGCCTCGGTAGCTGGACGTAACCCGGTCAGCGGGCGTCAACGGTACTGCCTCGGCGCGCCCACGCTCGACAACGGATCCGACTGGTTCAGGCAGACGCAAGGCCGCGACAGTGATCCGGGGCTCATGGTGTTCGACGTAACCGCGAACGGGTTCGACCTTTCATCCTTGACGATTCTTACGGCATAGGAGACGCAATGAGTGAGACTCGCGCCAACGCCCGAGCCCGGATACTAGCGGAGGCTGTAGCCCGAGCCGCGCATATCTCGGCGGCTAACTTAGCCCTCCACGAATACGCGGCAAACGAAGCCGCAGAAGACGCGAAGTTCATCCTTAATCCGAGATGGTAGGAGCGCATGATGAAACTGATTCAGGCGATCATCGAACTCCTCGAAGCCAAGGCCGAGAACATCCGCGAGGACACTGCAACCATGCAGCTCGGCGTTTACGCGCGCGGCTACAAAGACGGTCAAGACGACGCCATGGACTTCGAGTTCGTCCTCACCGACGAAACCGAGGACGATTGATATTCAACTATCAGTCACTAATGGCTAACCCTGAATAGCGGCGAGACTATTTAGGGTTGAGGGCCAAACAAAGACTAACCAGGATGAGGCGCGCTACCGCCTTGGATGGTTGGAATAAAGGATAGGTAACGAACTCCCAGGAGGTCACTATCTGCCGCGCTGGCTTACGCGCAACGCCTACCGCTGAGAAGCAGGCAGGCACACTAACTTACGTGGAGGGCTGATGGTCAAGCGCAACAGTGCCGCACGAGCCCGTGACCGCGCCCGTATTGCACGCGATAAGCCAGCCTGCCACATCTGCGGCAAGGCCATCGACTACACGCTCCCACACACAGACCCCTGGTCATACGTGCTGGACCATGTCATGCCATTGGCCAAGGGCGGGGCTGATGCGATCAGCAACAAGAAGGCCGCGCACCGTGAGTGCAACAGCAAGAAGCGCGCCCGCATCGTAGCCCCAATCGTTCGACGGTCAGGCACCCTCGACTAATACAAAGCGAGGCAGTATGTGCGTGGAAGACGACTGCACCCAGCAGGCAAGGGCAGATCGTAAGCTCTGCGCAATGCACGAGATGCGGCGATACCGGGCATCCAAGCGAGACGCACACTGCACCGAGGCTGACTGCGAGTCAGTGCCATACGCGCGAGGGCTATGCAGCAAGCACTACAACGCGCGCAATAGGGATGAGCAAGGGCGCGCAGTATCGCCTAGTGATTCGTGGCGCAACCCCAAGAAGATAGCGCGCAACAACCTGCGCAAGGCACTGACGCGAGGCGCACCACATGGCGAACTCATCGTCAACGCGGACATCTTCGATAGAGATGGATGGGCATGCCAACTATGCGCCCACCCAATAGAC